TGCGAAGTTCCTGGGCGGGGGACACTCAAGAACCCGTGCACTGGAAACAGATGAGATTAAGGACGGTGTCAAGGTACCAATGACACCGTTCCTACGCTTGGCCATAGCTGACACCGAGGTGTTGGTGTTCCCCGAGCTCATCTGCCTGCTCTCCACCTACTCCTTCGAGCGCGAACGCACGCCCGAGCTTTTTTCTTCTTTGAGGCTCAGGGCGCAGGAGTGGGTTAAGAAGCGCTACCTCTGTGATGACGTGGCGGCTCTCGGGCTGCCTGTCTCAATTGCCTTGTCCTGTGTGCCTACCATTCCGCAGCAGGTTGCCTCGAGGCTCTTATCAGAGGGGGCGGGAGAGACCAGTGTCGAAAGCGGGCGCCAAGGGGTGGTGCGTTGGTGGAGGAAAAAGTCCGCTTAGGACCCCCCACGTTGCTTTTACGGCGTTTGCACCGGCGTTGACCGGTGGGTTAAAACCGAGCTAAGGCCGGACGCCCGACTAAAGTGTAAAGGCGACGTGGGGTGTGATCCGAGGCGGACGAGAAAGATGTACACGGCGTGCCCAGGCCCTGTGGGAGGGTGCTGGATACCAATGGTGCACGCCAACTGTGTTCACAACGAGATCTGCGCCTTGTTAAAGCGATCTCTAGGACCTACACCCACCTCGGATGAGTCTTGCAGAGCACCTGTCCTCCAGCAGTTTAAGAGACTGCGGATGGTGGCGAGACGATATTGCGGGGATAAGTGGTCCTACCTCGACACGGCCCTTTCTTATAAGGGTGCCATGGGCCGTAAGTACCTGGAGGCGGAGCGTTCGTTGAGGGAAGATGGGCCGATAACTGCTCGAGATGTCTTCCTGAGGGCGTTCTTGAAGGCCGAGAAATTCAATGCGTTAGCCAAATTCTCGAAGCCGCGGATGATCTTTCCACGTGATCCCCGGTATAATTTGGCGCTCGCGTCTTGGCTGAAACCCTTTGAGCACTGGTTTTGGGGAAACCTTAAATCAGTTGGGAACTCCGGTGTGGCGAGATCGAGGGTTGTGGCGAAAGGTTTGAACGGGCGTCAACGTTCGAATCTGATCAGGAGGAAGTTTGGCGCTTTCCAACAGTGCGTCGTCTTTGAGGTAGATGGCAAGGCCTTCGAGGCCCACTGTGACACGTGGCAACTGCAGATGGAGCAAACCATCTACGGAGCTGCCTATAGGTCCGATGGTGATCTTATGAAGCTCTTGAGGTATCAGTTGCGAAACCAGGGTGTGACTGCGGGGGGTGTCCGGTTTTCTAGGGACGGTGGGAGGGCGTCTGGGGACTTCAACACTGGCATGGGGAACACCATCATCATGCTAGCTGTTATCGCCGCTGTGACCGAGTCGTTTGGTGTCAAG